GTGATGGGTTTCGTGTCGCGAGACTGATAAATGTAATCGGCCAGCTCCTTGCACCCCACCGCTGCGCCGCCGCCGGAGTTAATATCCAGAACGATTTCGCTGATTGAGGGGTCGTTTAACGCCGCCTGCAACTGCCCGCGTATCCGCTCGTAGCTGGTCAGCTCGGAGCACATCGCCGTAATCTGCCCCCGGCGTGGAACGAGTATGCCGTGAACGGGGATCACCGCCACCCCGCCGGTGGGCTGGACCTGCTCAGCAGCAGGTGATTTACCCGGATTTAGCGCCATCTGAATGACGGTATCTTCGGTGATCCCCTGAATACGAGGGATGAGCACCGCTTTCACGGAGTCCATTGTTTGCCGCGTCACGTAATGCGGCACACCAAAGACCATATCTGCCAGGTGCGGCAGGTTAATTAATTTCGTTGTCATGTTGTCTTCCAGGTCATCCCGCGCGGCGGGAAATAATCAGGCTCTGGCCAGAAGGGTTTCGATTTCGGCCAGCTGTTTTGCTGTCGGCGATTTATCGCCAGGAAGGATCTTCGCGCTGTCGACCATATTGAGCGGCGTCAGGTATTTGTCCCCGCCAGCAATTGGCGGCAGATTCTCCATACGCCGGATATCGTTAGTGGATAGCCATCCCCACTGGCGGCCCAGCGCATACGATTCATAGCGTGACTTCTGGTCGCCTCGCAGCAGCCCGGAAACGTTGAACTCGATGTACAAATCGCGGCGTTCGCTGGGCAGAAGCAGATCGCGCTGCAACGCACCCTCATGGCGTTTCAGCCATGCCAGCAGCGTGTACATCACGAACTGCAGGCCCTGGTGCTCAATGTTGTTGTTGGTCGCTTTCGCCAGCATCTGCACCATATGTGGCGGGATTTTATAGAGCCGGCAGACCTCTTCCACGCCCCACTGCCGCGACTGTAGCAGCTGCGCCTTTTCGTTATCCTGCGACAGTTGTTTGTAGCTCATGCCCTCCTGCAGCAGTGCCACAGAGAACATATTGTGAATACCGGAATGGCGTTCGGTCCATTTCGCCAGCAGGCGATCAATAGCATCCTGGCTTTTAATGGTCGCAGCCTCTTTCGGACGCTCTATCACCCCGCTCATCGTTGTCCCGCGCCGAAATGTCGCTGCCGCATGCTCCTCAACGGCCAGATTCAGCCCCAAGACATCGGCGTTCGTCTGAATGGGGGAACTGCCGATATAGCCATCCAGAGAAAAGACCTTCACATGGTGCATCATGCGCATCGGCAGAATTTCACCGACTTCCGGGAGTTCGTAATACGGCATACCGTCCGGCCCTTTCAGCACAATGACCTTTTTCGGGTTAATGGGGATCAGCTCTTTCGGGTAGCCTTTTCCGTCCCGTTCGATGATCGAGTAGCAATTTCCCTCCAGCCCCAGCAACCCCTGCTGCTGCTCAAAATACTCGAATGAGGTGTCTTTCCTGTTGGGCTGGGAGTGAATCAGGTCATAAACCGGGTGGTCCGTCGCACGCTGGCGCCCGCCATTTTTATCCCGCCGGTAAAGTTCGCACGGCAGCTGCGCGACGGACTCAGCCAGGAGAGTGACACAGGCCCGGACCGCTGAAAGTCCCAGAGCGGTTTCCGGCGTGATTATGATGCCAGTTTTGCTCTGGCTTGAACGAACCCCGCCCAGCATGGCTTCCCAGAGGCCATCCCTCGACTGCTGGCGCCCTCTGAACATTTGGGGGATAAACATTATTCACCCCCGTTAAATTTGGCACCGGCTGAAACCGCCCGCGCAGTTAGATATGACCAGATAAGACATATTGACCCACCCGTAATAAGACCGGCAGCAGGCAAAATCAACCAGGCTCCGGCGGATATGAGTACAGCCCCGGCCAGGCCAATAATGAAACTCAGAATTGTGATTAACACGCTATGTCTTCCTCATCATATACCGATGTGCCGCCGCTGCTTTCGTGCAGCATTGCGCGAGTCATGGCGTTAAATAACGCTGTAGCTCCATCGATTTTGCTTTGATTGTCTCCCTTTGTCGGGCGAACGAGATCATCGCTACCGGGTATAAATTTCCCGATAACATTGCTGATACACCAGGTCAGAATGGGATTGCCATCATGGTGGAATCGACCACCGGCCAGAGCCGCTTCAAGCTCTTTCATCGCCGGTGACATATTGGTGTAATCCTGCCGGATATCGACTACGGTAAATCCGTTGTCCTCCAACTGGTGGCGAAGTGCTGTTGCGCCGGCAGGGTCGATATCAATCTCGTCAATGCGGTTTTCGTCCTGCATATCGATAATACTGGCCAGAATCTCGCGATAGTCTGCCTCTGCTCCATCCGTCGCTTCCAGCACGCCCATTTCATAAAACTTCTGATACCTGTCAGCAGTTTTCAGCAGTTTTGGATCGGTTGTATGGATAGTGTCTTCCGGGACCCAAAATTTAGGTTTGATGCAGTAATAATGCCGTTTACCTTCAATTTCCCGCGTAAATAGCCGTATCCCGGCGTTCATATCCAGCTTTTTGGCGAGATCGAGACCGATATTGCAGCTGTCATTCGCAAAATCAGCCAGCTCAAGGTTGGGGTCTTCAGCAGCCTTCCACTGCTCCATGTTGTAGAACGCGGATTTACCGGATACCCAAATATTGAGGCGTTTGGTTTTGAAGGCGTTAACCTTGCGAGGAACCTGTTTCGCTACTTCCAGAAGCTCAACCAGGTCGCTGTACTTAACCGAAACGTCCAGATTTGGGTTAGCTTTGATTAAGTTTTTCGGGTCGGTCCAGTCATCGCCAGCATCCAGTTCGTAAATCATGCCAAACAGGCGATCATTACGGGTTATGCCTTCGATAACCTCTTTGACTTCCTTGTCCTTGTCATAGCAAGGGGACTCCAGTGACGAGCCGGCTGTCGTGATAATGAGCGTTAACGGCTGCGAACGGGCGCCCATCCCCATTGTCATGGCCTCGTACATATGATCCGTATCGTGTTCGTGATACTCGTCAATGATCGCGCAATGTGGGCTGTCACCATCGCCGGGTTTCCCCGCCATAGGTGCGAAAACGGAACCATCCGGGCGTGTCAGGCTGTCGGTCCATACCGAAATATCAAATCTGGAGCGAAGTGCCGGCAGGCGGCTGGCCATCTGCCTGGCTGGGGTGAAGACCTTTTTCGCCTGCGCCATAGTTGTCGCACCGCAATACACTTCTGCGCTGTTTTCGCCATCAGCGCAAAACATGTAGGTGCCAATCCCGGCAGCAAAAAACGATTTCCCGTTTTTCCTGGCTACCCGGATATACGCTTCGCGAAATCGGCGTTTTTTATCCTTTTTCGTGACCCAGCCAAAAATCGAACAAAAAATAAAACTTTGCCAAGGTTCCAGTTTTAATTTCTGCCCCGCCAAATCGCCACTGGAGTGCGGTAATTTCTGAACAAACCGGCAGGCCCGCTCAGCTAAATCTCTGTCGAACCGGTAAGGGTAATTGTTATCGAGTGATTTTTTTAAATCGTCAAAATGGCGCTGACATGCCAGCCGAATAGCTCTGCAGGCGACTATTTTCCCGTCTATGATATCCCGCGCATATTTGTTCGCCACATTGACGTTTGGATATGCGGCCATGCTCCATCCTTAAGTCATTAGGGCCGCACCAAAATTAAAACTCGTCGAACTCACCGCTGGATTTGTCATTATCTCCGGGCTGTTTCTTCAGGATGCGGCTATTGGGGTCCAGCTTTAACACAACGGAGAGTCGAATTAATTCGCTGATATAACGGCTACGCGCCTTCACTGCCGCACCAAGTTTCTGACCGCCGGCAGCGGTATCATCACCAAGGCCATCGCTTTTAATTTCCTGGTTGGCGTCGTACAGCAGCTGCACGGTGTTGCAGTATTCCATCAGCAAATAACAATCTTCCATTTCGAACGTGCCACGGTTAATAAGAATTTTGCACGTCCGTTTCCAGGCATCGATAGCCATATCGCCCAGTAATTCATCCGGCGGAGAAACCGCTCTGGTTAAAGAACTAACCTGATTTCCAGTGTTATTCGATTTGCGTCCGCCACCAGGTGATCGCATCCCTGTACTCATTCAAAAGCACCCCAAAACAGCCCAAAAAAAAGTTTTTATTTCTCACGCGCAAAAATTTACCTGAAGCGGCAGTCCCGAAGCGCGAAAGGGGTTAGGGATTTGATCCCCCCTACCCCCTCAAATGATATCTATTATCATCATCGCGCAATGCGATGATTTGACATTGAATAATTTCACATTGAAATCAATTCCGCCTGCTGCCATCGTGCTATCGGTTCAGTCGAGGGTAAAGTCGTCATTCAGGCTGCGCCGTCGACCGCTGCTCGCATTATGTGGGCAGGCATTCGAGTTATGCCCGGACTGGCCACAATAGCTGCAGCGCAGATTGGCGCGACGCGATGAACCGCCCCATGTTTTCGGGCAGTTAGCCTGCGTATGGAGACGTGAACCGCAATAAGTACAGCTGGTGTAACTCATCTTGACCTCCAATAAAACGCCGCGCTGGTGAAGCATTCAGCCATTATCACAGGCGCTCTGTGAGCGCCTGTTGTAATGCCTGCTGTCAGGACCCTGTCGCTGTAGCGGAGCTACCATCTGCCTGTAGCACGCTTTCTGGCAGCCGCTCAGCTAATGGCTGGTTCTCAAATACCTTCATCCCAAACTGGCCGATCCAGGTGCTCACTGAGTTGATATTCCCTGCGATGAAATCGGTCACCTCGGCGATCAGTCCTTTAACCACAACATCCGTACTCTGGCGCCAGTAATTCTCAATCGCGACCAGCAACGGATCGGAACCATTACTGATAGATTGCTCGCTCACGGTATACGTTTTTTTCTTCGCGCTATCGGTGATGCATAGCAGTTGACTGGTCTGGACGGCGCCAACCTCTGCCGCAATTACCTGCATCGTCAACGTAGCCACTTTGTTCCCGTCTGCATCAGCGCTGGATGCATAGAACATGGAGAGCGTCAGATCCGTGCGTTGATACATCATTGCTTACCTCCACGGCGATGGCGGGAACGGCGACCGCCAGGCAGCGGGGATTGTTGCTCCTGTACCAGCTCACCCTCTAAAGGTTCCTGAGCCGACGCAGCAGCCGGGGCCGGGGTCGAGGCCGGGGCAATATCATGCGCAATCGTCAGTTTCAGCAGGGGGCGTCCGCCCTGGACATGCTCAAAATGGATGCCATGTACGGCTTCATTCATCCGTGACTGGCCATCCGTCTCCAGAACGGTCAAAGCGCCATCAACGTATTCAATTTTGAAATTATTCATCGGGTTCTCTCTGTTGCTGTTTTCGCTCTATGGCAGGGCCAGCACAACGACTCCAGATTGGAATCGTCGTCTGTACCGCCATGCGCTTTGGGTATGATGTGGTCGACGCTGGTCGCTTTGGTGGCGATGCCATGACGCCGGCAGTTTTGGCATAGATATTTATCGCGCTGGAGGATTCTGGCGCGGCGGATTTCCCAGGGGCGACCGTAGCCCCTTTCATGCCGGCTTTTCCCGCCCTGGTAGTTGCGCCAGCCGTCGCCAGCATGTTGCTGCCGGTGAGCATCGCAATAGCCGCTGGGATCGTTGGTTATCGCCGCACACCCTCGGTGGCGGCATGGGCGTTTAGACCTGGATGGCATGTGTTCCCCATTATGAAATGGCTAAAAAAACAAAGACCGCCCGAAGGCAGCCTTATGCTCTACAGTGGCAGACCAGTTATCCCTTCATGGGGATAGAACACTTTTTATCCCTAAATGGGGATACAGGTTCGTGGTCTGTGCGACCGTGGTCGCACGGTCTCAATTTTGCCGCTATGCGACCTGTCATCGGACCAGCAATTTGACATCCTCCCCGCCCTAAAGGACGGGGATTCCTACCGCGTTCAGACTGACGTCTGAATCACCTCGATGGGTTCCTGCTTCAACGGGCGGCCTGACTGCACCATCCCTCCACAGGCAAGCACGGCATGTCCTGCCGCTAAAATGTTACGAGCACCGTTGATATCGGCGTTCGTTGTGTAGCCGCATACCTGACATACAAATTTACTTTGTGACAGGCGGTTCTCTTTCGCTGTATGACCACAGCAGGCGCAACGTTGGCTCGTGTATGCTGGCGGAGCTACCAGTACCTGACCACCACGCCAGAGTTGCTTGTACTCCAGCTGACGACGCATTTCATACCAGCCCTGATCCAGTATCGAACGGTTCAGGCCTGATTTAGCTCTGACGTTTCGTCCAGGCTGTTCTGCCGTGCCTTTTGCCGATTTCGACATGTTACTTACCTTCAAATCCTCAACAACGATCATTGCGTGGTTTTTGCTGATCTCACTGGTGACTTTGTGAAGGTAGTCGCGCCGAATATTGGCAATGTGCGAGTGCAGACGCTGGATTTTTTTCTTCTGTTTCTGCCAGTTGGCACTGAATTTAACTTTGCGGCTTAACTGCCTCTGGAGCTTTGCCAGCTTGCGCTGGTTTGCTTTAAAGCTGTTGACTGGATGGTATACCGTGCCATCTGAAAGCGTGGCGAGTTTCGTGACTCCGGCATCCAACCCGACCATTGACTTTGCATGGTGAGCGGGGGCAGCCACTTCGTATTCCGTCTGGATACTGACGTACCATTTACCGCATGACTGGTTGACCGTGACGTTTTTCACTTCGCCAATGACTTCACGGCTGTTGCGATAACCTATCCATCCCAGCTTTGGCAGGTAAATTCGGCTGTTTCCCTGCTCCAGTTTCACACCTTGGGGATAGCGGAATGAATCACTTTTCCCGCGCTTTTTAAACCGTGGGAATGCTGCGCGTTTCTGGAAGAAATTCTTGTAGCTGCGCTCCAGATCTTTCAGTGACTGTTGCAACGGCTGCGAAGGTGTTTCTTTCAGCCATGCTGTTCCCGGTGCGGATTTCCACTCAATGAGCCATGAAGCCATTTTGGTGTAGGGAATATATTTGTTTCCGGCTTCACGGTTCTCATTCTGAAATGCCAGCGCGCGGTTAAAAACGAAGCGACAAGCCCCTGCGAAGCGCCGCATATCGCGCTCCTGCTGACCATTTGGTCTTAGCTGGAATTTGAAGGCCTGCCGCTTCAACATATAATCCCTTACCGGTTGCGAATAATCAGTTGTTCCCATTCGGATCGGTATTGCTCTGCTTCAATGGCCAGATTACGCGCAGCATTAAGCATATGCACAGCATCTCGCATATAGATGCTACCTTCACTTCCATCAAGTGCATTCTGGGTAACATTTAGCAAAGCAACTATCTGACAGAGTACAGATTCTAGCGATTCAGCTAGTCCATGTTCGTTCATTTTCATTTGATTCATGCTGCACCTCCCGATACTGGTAGGCGTGCCTGGAAAAACAGAACGAACTTGTAGGAAAGCTGGCGGCGCGCTGCATGCTCACTATCAGCAATAGTCGAAAAATGATGAATGTTGTTTTTACGGTCGGTACGGCAGATCGCCGCGAATTTGAACTGATACATGATTCACCTCTGATTGATGGTTTTGCCACCACCAGAGTTCTCACGCTCAATTGGTGGTAGCCCAGGCGGGGGTGAGAAACCGGCACAATCAGCAACCGGCCAGCCCGAAAGCTGCCCCACCTGAGCCACCATAATTCAGGTATGCGCAGGATTTACACACAAAAAAACACGCAAGCGCGTGTTGTGCGCTGACTGTCTCTCGGGTTCTCACGCCCGGCTGCAGATTTTGCTACAGCGGGGTAACTCTACCGCCAACATACAACACACGTCAATCATTTGCGTAGATACTTTATCCTGTGACCCGTCGCGAAGATAGTCGTTTTTATAGTTGACTTTATTTCTGTGCGGTGCAGCCCGCTTCCAGTGCGGCAATGTAGCCGGTCAGTTTGCCCATATCGTCATCATCGATAACGAAATGCCCATCGACGTGAACCACATCAATCACCGGCTTTTCCGCTGCGCACGGAGCCGGATTCAGTGTTGGTGTCATTGGCGTTGATTTCACGCACCCGGCCAAAGCGACGCAGATAATCAGCTGGGTTATTACGCGCATACTCAATCCTCGCCTGGCGCTCCGCTTCATTGCGGGCTTTTACTGCCTGGGCGATCATCTCCAGGATAATCGCCAGCACTCTCAATCCGGCTTCCACGAAGCTCTCCATTGTTTTTGGCCGTTTCCACCATCACACGATAATCAACATCTGATGGGCCTTTGGCTTTCCCGGCATCCCGCGCAACTTTGCTGATCGCATCAGCGTTCCGGGCGTGGGCATAGTTCGCGGCAACGAGGTCGAGAATTTTCATGACCACCGTGGGAATCCTTTTGGTCACTGACGGGGGGAGTACGGCGCGCAGCTGCGCCACCGCATACAGCACGATAAATACGGCAGTTACGCCGCTGGCCCAGCCTGCAGGAAGAGCGCTCAGAATTGAATCCAGATCCAAACCAAGATTCTGGCTCTCATTTGCCATCGCTGGTTGCGTCGCCATCACAAGAAGGACGAAGGCACCATTCATCAGCAACCAGGCTTTAGCCATACGTTTTAAACTGTTCATAATCACTCCTCGCGCCTCACTGCGTGAATAGCGCATCAACGCCAGCGCGCTGGCATTTATCAATGTAATCCTGCGGCGTGCCTTTGCCTGCCGAGGTGTTGTAATATTTTTTCCAGTACGCTGCGCGGGCCTCGCGAGTCGCCGGAATCGACTCTGAAACCGCCAGATAGCGCAGGCGGCAAAACAGCATCGCCATCAGCGGCGAGGTCCTCAGTTCCGCATAAACTGTTCGGCTCAGGTCGATACCAAACTGATTCAGCAGTACCGGGGCATAACGGCTGTTTTTGTACTTATCGCGGAGCCATTCGAAGGTACCGAGATCAACCTGGGTTAATCCGGTTCCGGCGCTGGTCGGCGTCGGGTCTTTGTAATCGCCGAGCAATGTCTCGGCTGCGGCCGTTTCGACACACAGCAAAACAGCTGCATTCGCCTTGCCATGCCCGATCACATCGCAAACGGCTTCGGCATACAGGCGCGCGTCTTGCTTGCTCACCAGTCCATAATTCATCGTTCTTTTCTCCCGCCGAAAATTCGGCTGATAGTTCGTTTTGCAAAGCCGGTGATTTCGTTGACGGTGTGTGGCCATGCCACAGCCGATAAACCGGCGAGAGTGATTACGTTCAAAATTGAGATGTTGCCCATAGCGCCGTAAGCCCAGAGGATGATGGCCACGATTACGCCTCTCAGAGCGTCTCCGATGAGGCGGCGCGGGTTGATAGGGGTTTCGGAAAGCAGGGCGCTTGATACCACCCCGGCGGCCAGCATGAGCAAGACCAGCCAGAGATCAGGATTTCCATATTCGATAGCTGTGTTCATGACTCCGCCACCCGCGTGGCGGGTAATAAAAAGCCCCGCACTTAGGCGAGGCTGTTGATTATTGTTTTTCTATCTCGGCGACCGTCTGTAAAAATCGCTCCTCTTCCAGCTCTACGCCGATGGCTCCGCGCCCTAACTGCAGCGCGGCTTTTATCGTTGCACCCGACCCCATAAAAAAGTCGGCGATCACATCGCCAGGGCGCGTACAAGCCGAAATGATGTCGAGCATCATCTGCAGCGGTTTTTCGCATGGGTGTTTGCCCGGATAGTACGGAACCGGTGGATACGTCCACACGTTGGTGTGTGGAACATCTTTTGTCACATGGAAAGGGCGCCGCAAATTCTCATACTGCTGTCGCAGTTCGGAATACTGCATAACCAGTTCGGAATATAGCGCCGTTAATGTGCCGTATTCCTCCTGCAGCGCCGCATGCGGCTCTGACAATCCCGTTATTCCCTGCTCTGCGGCCTTACGGTTAAACAGCGCCTGCAGCGCCAGGTACTGCCGTTCATTGGGCAATTGCCATTGGCTGGCGCTAAACCAGTGGCTACACATTTTCGTGCCGGTTGCCGCGTTGATTTCGGCAGCGGAAATACCAAGTCGCTGGCGAGCATCCCGGAAATAAGCGATAAGCGGTTCGAAGACCTGGCCTTTCAACTCCTGGCACTTTGTCGCATACCCAGCCTGGCCTTTAGCAAAGCCTTCCGCGCCGTAATGCTCTGCGAAGAAAATATGCTCACTGGCCGGAAAATAAGATCGGAAACCTTCTTTACGCGCGCCATTCCAGCGCCCGCTGGGTTTGGCCCAAACGATATGGTTCAGCACGTTGAAACGGTCACGTAACAACAGCTCAGTGTCCGATGATAATTTCGGCCCGCAGAACACATATAACGACCCTGCTGGCTTAAGCACTCGCCAGAACTCGGCGAAGAACTCATCCAGCCAGGCCAAATAATCCGTTACGCTGGGCCATTGGTTATCCCAGGCATTTGCCTTTACGCGGTAATACGGTGGGTCGGTGATGATGGCGTCTAAGCTGTTGTCCGGCAGGGTTTTGATGTACTCAAGTGAATCTGCATGCACAAGTTCAGCACTGTTTATTTTCACAGTGTTTTTCATGGTCTTTAGTGGCCTTTTTTGGTAGGCTCTTTTTGCTGTTGCGCAATCAGCAATGGGCCTTGTTTTGACCCTGTCAGGCGGCATGGGTTGAAAGCTACAGCATGGTGACACATGCTGTAGCGCCCATTTCCAAGGCATAAAAAAACCGCCTTGGCGGCGGTTGTGAGGGCGTTGGCTATAAAATTCCCAACATACAAAAACGATACCTAAAAAAGCCTTATTTGCCAACCTTTTTCATTTTCTTTCTATGCGACCGCGGTCGCACAGTTTTTCAAAAGTTATCCTTTTCTTTCTGTGCGACCGTGGTCGCACAGTTTTTAAAAGCTACCATTTTGGTATTCCGGGGTAAGGGAGTACCGCCCAAAAGCGCCCCGCTGCGCCACCCTCATACAAAGCATCTGCTCGATAATAAACTCCACCGCTGGCAGGCTAATGCTGCAGGCGGTGCTTAATTCCTGCAGGGTGATGCGGGGGTGTCCCCGCATTACACTCTCAACGCTCAGGGCCGCTTCGGTCATATTCTCGCGGATCTGTTTCACGTTCATCATTTCCCCCTTTAATCTTCAAACTGGTAATCGACATCGGCCATAAAGCTGTTAAGGTCGGCCAGTTTGGGTTCCATTGTTCCAATCAGTCGGCCCGCCAGTCTGTCTGTAATGTTCTCGCTGTTGAAGCTGTACTCACGCTGGAAACGCTTCACTTTTTGCCAGAGTTCATACAGCTCGTTAGAAATCTCAGCCGCGTCCTGTCTCATTTTTTCGTTGCCTTGATAGTTCACAATATCCTCCAAATTCATCTAGTTACCGGGTTTGTTTCCCGTCTCAACGACACGAACTGTAACTCTGGCAACATGAGACATCTAGTCTTATTTTTCACTTTTTAGTTAAATTTCTTTATTGTGTGAAAATTAATTTATTGGTATATTTAAACACATAGGGAGGATATACTATGTTTAACGTGATAACCCACCCGGCAGCGCTGGAAGAGTTACAGGAACTACCGGACGAGTTACGAGGTCGCATGACCCGACTGATTGAAAGACTGGAAAGTGAAGGAAAACTAAAAATGCCTCATAGCCGCGTAATTGGCGCCGGGCTTTTTGAGTTAAGGGTTGGAGACAAAAACATAGCAAGAACGTTATACGCTTACGCAGTCGGCCACGAAATCTACCTACTGCATGCGTTTGTTAAGAAGACACAAAAAACCCCGGCAGGGGCCATAGAGATAGCGAGAAAGCGCCTGAAGGAGATGAGCTAATGAAAGTAAAAGGCATCCCATTTAACCAGGTCAAAGAAAGTCTGCTCAACACCCCGGAGGCAATCCGGGGTTACCAGGAAGCAGATAAAGAGCTGGCACTGGTCGAAATGCTGTACGAGATGCGTGAAAAGGCTGGGTTAAGCAAATCTGCCCTGGCGGAGCGGATGGGGATCACGCCATCTGCTATTAGCCGCCTCGAGGGGAACCCGTTGGGGGCCAGCATGAAGACACTGAGCAAATACGCGCAAGCGTGCGGCGCTGAAATTAACATCCAGGCCGTATACTGAACGTAAAAAGGTGAGGGAGACCTCACCTTTTTCAATTCGGCTAGCTAGTGGCTTCTTCCTTCAACCTTGTTGAGATCCCGGCACCGCTGCAACATCCGACGTGACATACAAATAAGGCGCATAGTTTGAGCCACATGCAAACTAGCCTCCGGGGATGCCATCGCCACCGATACCATATCTAATACGGCATCGATATCACTCAGCTCAGCGTCCAGCCTTTCACAATTTGAGAGGACCGTATCTTCCATCACATAGCCTACCCGTTATTCGTCTTACAAAATATTAATATACTGTATAAAAACACAGTCGTTTTGGCAAATGCTAAAACGTCATTTCCTGTCAAGGCGCTCATCAAATTTGCAGATTTGTCCGATACTTATGCGCGCGGCCTATGCCTCTTTCCCTTTTTTCAAGGGTCCCGTTCCTTACTGCAACGTCCAACATTTGCCGAATAGTCCGGGCATTCAAGCCCACGTCAAAGACCAGCATCGATGCGAAGACAAAGCCGTCGCCACCACTGGCCAGACTACTTTGCGTTCGTTGTCGGAGTTTCTCCAAAAGCAATTCCGATTTATCCATTTTTCAGCCTCCGTGACCAGTCACGCCTTAATGGCCAGCTTTAGTCTGGCAGTCGTCAGTAAGCATGAATTTTCGCCGTCGAAGATGCATTCAGACACCGGCAGCGCCTGGCCACATCGCTGGCATGTGTTCGCCAGGCTCTTCTGAAGCTCTTTGTAGTTCTTTCGGATTAACAGGCCGATTACTTCATTTTCTGAATACGGCGTTCTACCTGGGCGACGCTGGATGCAAATCTCGCCCAGCATGCGCAGTTCCTCCGGCTCAAGTACCCAATCGCGTCTGGTGGTGCCGGACTGCTTTAAACGTTCACGGCGCTGCCGTTGCCGTTCTGCAGGGGTTTTAGCCACGGCATTCCTCCCGTTGATTGTCCATCGCTTCTTTTTCATCTACGCTCCATGCAGTAGCCAGAGCATGGGTTACTTGATGAAACGAGTGCTTAACTTTCACTAAGGAGGGTTCACCGTCAGAAGAAACAGTTTCGATTGTTGTTAGCTCACCACCACTTTCGAAATCAGGATAAAACTGAGATACAAGGTTACTCTCGACAATCACCGAACCATCGGGAGTGCGCATTTTCAGTTTCATACTTTCTCTCCTTCGAGCAGTTGATCGGTGACGGGGGTTTTAATGCGGCCTGCCGCAAACTCAATTTTTTCTTTGGTGTCACTGCCGATCTCGCTTGTTCCAAGACCACTGATAAATTTAACTATCTGCTCCGGAAACTGCTTCAATGCAGCATTCTCCGTCGCCAGTTTGTAAAACTTGTCCTGCAGCTGCTCGATGTGAGCGGCCTGGGCGGCGTTTGCGCGCAGCGCCGTCTCCAGCGAATCAGCTAGGACATCCAAATCATCGAGTGCCACGAACAGAACATCGTAGCCAAGCTCTCTTGCTGAGGACGTGCGGCGCTTAATGCTGTTAATCAGCCGGGCGATATCTGTCATGCAAGCCACCACTCAAGCAAGTTAAGAAGACCGTACCCAAAGCCAAACAGCGCCACTGATAAAACCAAATCTGCGACAACGTTCAGCACCTGTAGCGTTTTCAGGCTGTAGTTGAATAGTTCAGAGTTCATGCGACCTCCGGCTGGCAAACCTGTCTCAGCACGCCGAGGATCATCAGGCAATCGGCAAGCGCGCGATGGGCGCCAGCGGTTGAAATGCCGTGGCGCGCAGCTGCTGTAGCCAGGCTCTGCCTTTTGAAGTTTTTGCGCTTCTCGTCGAACTCCCCATACCACTGGTCATAAACCGCTTTGGCGTCAATGTGGCGCGTCTCAATGGCCATGATGATGGAGGTGATGAGGTGAGGCTTTAGGTCATCAAAAAATCCGGTCTGCAGGCAGGTCTGCACCATCAGGCGGGCATCAAAACTGGAGTTCCATGCCAGCCATTTATGCTTACGAATAATTTTCAGCGCAGCCGGGAAAACATCGCACCATGCTGGCGCATCAGCGATCATTTCGTTGGTGATGTTATTAATTTTGGTAACTTCTGGCGGAATAGGGCGGCTCGGCTTCACCAGGGTGTTTAACAGAATCTCACCACGCATATTAATTATCGTGATCTCGATAATTTCATCAGAAGCCATAAGCCCGGTGGTCTCAGTATCGATGATGACATGATCGCTGTTCAGCCAATTTGCCATAATCATTTTAAAAATTGATTGATGGTAGGTAAGCATTTTATTCCCATATTTTTTGTTGAAAAGTTCTGGATGGCGTTGGGACTTTTCTGGACTCAGGGAGATAAACAAAAACGTAATACGTCCCGTCTAAATCATCCGAACGCGTGATTAAAGTCTCTCGACCTTTATTTCGATAAACGTTAGAAATTCGCACCGCATCATCGTATGACATGGGGCCTTGTTTAAATGGAGTTCGCATCATTACCCTATGCGACCGCGGTCGCACCCTCTTTTATTTCCAGATAACGTTTCAGCCACATATCTTCGATGTGTTTATTACCAGGCTGATTTGACAGGTACCATTCAGTGATAACCGATTGCCGGTTCGTATCAGGATGAGTCCGGTAATCGCAGGTTGGGCACCAGATAATGTACTCTTTACGGTTTGCGGCATACCTCAGTTCGGGTTTACCGGGCTTCCTGTGCATAATCTGCTGGCACAGGCACGTTGGCACTTCCTGTACAATGGCGGTTGATGATTTCACTGCGCTTCTCCGCTGCGTTAAATAACGCGATGCTATTCAGATGCAGGCATCGTGATTTCATTAATAGCCAGCGTTTTTTATAATCCTTACGCCAGCTATCGACGGTGATATTAAGCAAAAGACTTATATGCTCATCCTCACGCAGCGGGTCCACATCCTCTCCGCGTAATATTGAAGCCTTAACCTGCTGGATGGCGTAATAAGTTAAATTGCGCATCTTTTTCTTTGTCGCCTCTTTCATTTTTTTGAAATCAGGCTTTGAATGAGCGACAAGAAAATCCAGCCATAGCCACTGGCATATAACTTCATCATTTTCAAAATTGGGCTTACAGCCATAGCAATAATGCAGCCAGGCAATTTCCTCACGATTTAACTGCTCAATGGCTCTGCGCCAACTAGCCGTCTGAAAATCAAGTTCAGTCAGCAGCATTGAGGATTGCTTAAACGTTTTCCCAACATGGTAACGAACCTGCTCAGCCGCGACCGAGATCTCGTATTTATTATTCTCGCCCATTTGAATGACCCGGGTTGGCTTATCAGTAAACCTGCCGGAGTTGGCAAGACGTAACTGCTCAAGCTGAACTTCTAAAATTCCTCGCTGGAGGTAATGCAGATCTGAAAGGGCCGTGGCCACACAAGCGCGGATTCGTTCAAGTTCCATCACTACCGTCCTTGCTAACCCGCTTAACGGTGAAGTCGCTCTTCAGTTTGTATGCCGTGCGGACCTCAATATCGCTCTGGCGTAACGGTGGAATCTCCCCAGCCGCAAGCCATTGATAGACCGCGCCAGGTGTTACACCTACGCCTGCAGCTGCTTTTTCGACGTCGCCAAAGTGGCGGATAAGTTCTTCTGGCTTCATAAAATTATTATATGCCATAACTATAAATTAAAGCTAGGTATAATTCATAAATTTTATAGCCAGCTATAAAGAGATCGTTTATGATTGATCGTATGAAAACACGAGGCGAACGACTGAAAGCACGCCGTTTAGAACTGGGAATGACACTGCAGCAAGTTGCTAAAAGTGTGGATATCTCTCTTCCTGGCGTCCAAAACTTAGAACGTGGTGACGTTATGCCGTCACTGAAGATTGGGCTTGCCCTGGCTAAATGCCTACGCAAACCTGTGCAATGGATACTTTTTGGTACTGAATCTGATCCTGACCGCGTTCCTGTTATTGGCACAACAGAGAGTGGTCCGGATAGCGACTGGCAGCCAGGAGAACCTGCCAACACAGAACGATTCCTGCCATTTGTTAGCCAGCGGGAAACCGTTTATGCGCTCACTGTCGGGAACCAGGTTCAGCACAACTATCAACCGGGTGACGTCGTCCTGGTTGACTCAGCTCTCACGCCAGTTCCGGGTGAGGATGTGTTAGTTTGTGATAAAGACGGGAAAATCTCGATACAGCGGTTAGCGCGCTTCGACGATGAGCGCTACTACTTAGATGGCGCTAACTCTCAACGAGTTATCCATGAGAAAAGTGATCTTCAATTTGTGCACCAAATAGTCGGTACGATCAAATCGTTCATGATAGAGGGTAGATGACAGAATAACAGGGTTTATTGCTGCCTATAAATCTGGTTTAATGCGAGCTATAATGTATCGCGGTTGAATCGGACTGCAGCAGCCGAAAAAAGACGAAAAAAAACCCGAGTCGGCAAACTCGGGCCTTTTTTCAGGAGCAGCCCCACGACAAACGCAGCACAGTCCCTACGAAGATTTGTGCGTTTATTGTGGCTGCTCCTGCGGATTTTTTCAACCCGAAAAAACATAAATTCGCATGGAAAGGCTAAAAATGACCTTACAAGAATTCTATGCGGCTCGCTTCGGTAGCGATCCGTATTCATTGCTTGAAGCAGCGCGGGATGAGCTGTCAGAGCTGGCCACAATGGCTGGCATTAACTGGACAGCATGCGCTGATAACATTCAGTTGAACCCGCGCGGCGGGGAAGAACGTTATTCAAAATATAACGGTGGCGCCCCCGAGGCTCTGGAAAAGAGCCTCAAAGGGCGTGTGGAAATCTACTCCCGCAAGGAACAACACAAAAGCGGCATCAGCTACCCATTCGTCAACTTTGTCCAGAAAGGGCATGACGAAGGTTCCTGGAGCGGCTTCTCCTTCCTGTTCGCCGAATACCGCCGTGAACAACAAAGAAATCATGCGACCGTGGTCGCACAACCTGCTGAAGAACTGGCGCGTATTGAACGCCAGGCTGAAGCCCGCAAGCGCCGCGCCGAACAACAACGGATAAATGAACTTAAAAACAATCAGTTAGAGCAAGAACGGTTGCTCGGATGGTTGGCGTTCCACAGTGCATGGGAACATGCGCCAGCTGAGGACGGGTCGTGGCCTTACGCAGTGAAAAAAGGCATTCGTGACGTATTCAGCGCTTGCGATATTCGTCGCGTGACCAGTCACGACAACGCAAAATGGAGCCGTGGACCGACTACATACATGGCGATTCCGCTGGCCCACCTGGACGGACGCAAAGACGGACAAATTGTCGGCTGGCAGCGTATCGACCAGCGCGGCGGTAAATTCCAGACCAGCGCGATCACCAGCGGTGATTTCGTCGGGGCGTGCTTTGTTATCGGCAACCTGAACGGCGCGCAAAATATTGCAGTGGTGGAAGGTTTCGCCACCGGCGCGTCCGTATGGCTGGCTACCCGTAAGGACCCGAAAAAAAGCTTTGATGCTGTCGTGGTCGCAGTGGCCGCAAACAACATGACCCATGTTGTTGAGCAGCTGGTGAATATGTACCCGGCAGCAAAAATTACCTGCGCCCTGGATAACGACCGCAAATCATCGGCTGAAGGTAAAGGCAACACAGGCCTGCGCACCGGATACGACATCATGGAGAAGTTTTCCGGCGTCAAATGTGTTTACCCAACTTTTGAGGATGACCCTGAGCAGGAATGCAGCGATTTTAACGACCTGCACAGCTTGAGAGGGCTGAAGGAAGTCGCTCGCCAGTTAACGAGAAATAATCTGAGCCGTGCAACCGACCTGTTGTCGATTACGCTGAATAAACTGCGTACTCTCCCGCGGCTGAACAGACGTACTTTTGCCAAAGAGCTGCTTCGCGCCGTCGATATTGGCATGCTGACATGCCCGGTACCAAACAGCCCGAAAGAACTTATGCGCCTGTTCAGCAGCACGCTGCGAGATATGGGGATCGCAGAAATTTATAACGGTACCGTTAAAGATCACATTACGCGCCGGTTGAATCGCAAATGCCGTGCCGCGCAAACATCACGTTCGTTCAGTGAACGCATCACCAACCCGAACCTTCGCCCGTCACACATCACTTACAAACGGTTTGAAACCTCCAGGATGACTGATGAGGTTATGACATACGCCGCACAGCTGCAGGGCATCGTTATTGTCCGCGCCGGGATGGGCTCTGGTAAATCGACAGGTCTCCTGCGTCCACTGATGCTGCAGTCCACGCGTGGCGTTTCCGTCGCGCACCGCGTATCCCTTATAGGCGGCCTGCATGAAATGATGACCGAAGGGAAAGGCGCTAAAGCCGACATTCTGCATTATCAGGATCCCGGCTATCAGGAAATGGCGCCATATGCCAACAAGCTGACTATTTGCATCAACTCCATACTTAAAGGCTGCTGGCAACCGCTGATGCGCCAGCATGACTTCTTCGGCTTCGATGAAGCAACACAGGGCCTGCGTGCCATTCTGGCCGGGCGTGCGATGGAAAACCCGGTAGGCGTATTCAACACGCTTATCGACGCGCTAGCGCGTACTGAAGAGCATGCCATTATGGTGGATGCCGACGCCAACGATCTGCTTGTCGACCTTGCTGAACTGGCGATGAAGCGACGCGAGGAGCTGGGCCTACCTGCCTGGCTGCAAATTCACGTGATTGAACTCCCGGTCGACGTTCGCAACCGCGAAACCAACAAGCCTATCCGCGTATTTTATACCGAGAAAAATCGGATCATGACCGAGGTCATCGCTGCAGTGCAACGCGGCGAACGAATCATGCTGGCCACCGACAGTTCGACGTTCGCCGAAGACGTTACCATGCAGCTGAGACTCCATTTCCCTGACAAAAAGTTTCTCTGCGTTAACCAGAAAAACAAACAGGAGAAGGAAGTCGACGATTTCACCAACCAGCCTAAAGTGATGGTGAAAAAATATGACGGCCTCATCTACAGCCCGTCGATATCTTCAGGTGTATCGATTGAGGAGAAACACTTCCACCGCCATTTCGGCATGTTCTGCGGCGAAGTGGTCCCCAGCGACGCCATCCAGATGCTGCGCCGCGACCGTACAGCTCAGGAATACATCATCGGTTTCGACAAGCTTCGCGGTAAACGTGAAACCGATCCGGAAAAAATCAAACGCGCCTACGCGCAGGCCTTGCTCGAAACGGCTGGCCACTCCGGGCTGCTGACAGACGTTGTCTTTGACGGTGACCGAATTTCACTCGGTGTGGCTAACTCTTCATTCATGCAGCTCAAAATTAAAGCCGCCGCGCTCGAGGCGTCGGCCAGAAATGATTATGCCAGCAACATGATTTGCATCATGCATGATGATGGCTATCAGGTCGCGCCTATGGCTACCGACGCGCTTGCAAACAGCATCGGTAAGGATTTACGTAAAGAAGCCCGTGAGCTGGTCTTTGAGCAGCTTATGGAACGCCACCTGAGTGTCGATACCCCTGACCAAGGCGAACACGATGAGTTGATAAAAAAACGCACCCTGTCTCTGGATGAGCAGGCCCAGCTGGTCCGCTGGGACATCGAAAAGGAGCTGCAGCTGGATGTCGACGAGGAGGCGTTAAAATTCTATTTCGACGGCGGCCTGAAAAAAGTGCGTCTGTTTGAAACCATGCAGCTGGATGAGATAACCGCGCGTCGCCTTGACCGCGAGGAAGCGTTGATCCACTTTACCTACGCTTATCGCGTCGCCGGTCGCTGGCAGCAATTTGTCACAACAGCTATGACACGAGAACAGGCCGACGAGGAGTTCCACGCTAAATTCCCGGCCATAACCGATTACCGCGTCAAATCTACACCAGCGGTTGAAATAGGCATGCGTGGTTTTTACACTCTCAAATCAGCAACGCTGCGACAGTACTTCCGCGACTGTGGTATTGATCCAGAAACACTGACCGGTGAGGCCGACATGGACGCCCTCAAACGCGCCAGGGATAACCTGCTAACCCCGGAACGGCGCGATCTGCTGAACAACGTTTTGCGCATAGGTGGCTTCAACACAGAGAAGGGCAAAAAGAAAGCCCCTGAAGAACTATGCAAAGGCATCCTGGAGTCTATGGGGTTATCCAGTAAGACCAGACGCGCCAGAGATGGTGATGCTCGACCTACAATGCGTTCTATCGACTCACAGTCGGTCGAGTTCCTCATGAATATTGTGGAGAAGCGCCGCGAAGCAGGGTTATCAATTCACGCCCGCAAGGTCGAAAAAACCACCATCGAAGTGGATCGCGATCTGGATCTAAATATAGATATACATGGTAACCCTCGATCCAAAACAAGCCACATTCCGGACACCCCGCAATCAGTAATTATTCAGGCACTGGAGGCTATCCCGGTGACGGTGCCGGAAGCGTGGGCGGAGAACGCGTTGCCAGCAACCGAAATGGAGGCGGTACGCCTGTGGCCAGTGGCCAGCATCGCGAGAACGTTCGCCTCGCTGTACATGACCGAATTTATGGACCTGCTATCAGTACGCGAGATAAGGCTGCTGAAAGCTTTTCTGAGCCAGCGGCAAGCCGTGGCGATATAACCGGAGGGGTAATGGGAAAACAACGGGAATGCCTTGTCCTCGTGGAGGGATATGACCCTTATGTGGTCAAGGTCAGCCACGACGCGACAAGCTATAGCGATTATAAAACCGGCCGGGAACTTCCATTCACGATAATTCGGATGAACGGGTTCTCAGATAGTGAGGGCGTTTATTGCTGCATTGCCAGCGATAAGAGCATGGAAGACAGCACAGACGAAGCCAGGGCGCTTCTAAAAGCCTACAAGGTAGAACCCCTATGACGTCAACACCTGAGTTTTTGAACAAGCTGGACTACAGACAGCTTCAGTTCTGCCGTGATGAGTGCGAGGCCAGAATCAAGGCCATAGAGGAAGAAGAGAAAAAGGTAGCCTGGGCGGTTACTGATGGCCAAATTAATTATGGTTGGTATCGAACAGAGGACTACCTGAAAGCTGTCGAGTGTTTAGCACGTGAAGCAGAAGAGCGCTGGAAAGAAGAAGATAAAAGCAACCCTGAGCCGCGCAATTGGTTGAATTTTTCTATCAGGGGCCAGCGCCTGCCGGTGTCTGAGTATGAAGCGTTATTTGCCGATGGCCAGTGGGGGTGATAGTAGGGCCGGTTAGCTTGTCGGTATTGAGAACCTTTATCATTTTCTATTTGTCGGTTATGATTACGTATCATTAACATGATAATGGTGGGATATAATATGGAAGGGAAGGGGCTGTTCAAATATTCATTAATTTCATTGCTATTAGGGATAATCCCAATAATAATAATATTTTTTATTCATTTCAGCAATGAAAGCTCACACATCATTTCATACCTTTTTGATATTGCAAATGGATATCAAAGGGATTTTTCAGAACAATATTTAGCCGTGAGCACTATAGCTTCTGCATATACTAAAACCGCACCATTTTTCGTCATATTAATGTATATAATTTGCTGGAACAAGTTTGATATAAAAACCATCAAACTCGATTTGAAGCGATGGCTTAAACTTCTGCCTGGTGTACTCCTTTTAACGGCAGGAGCATACTATTTAACATATGTTGGTGTGGAAAATATGTCTGATAGTATGTACCGTATTAAAAGAGTTATCTCTGGCAATGAATATTTCTTAATGGTTTATTACATTCTTTTATTTTTGACTAATTATTTTTTTATTTGGTTACTTTTTATTTATTTATATCTTTTAAAAGGTCTGCCTTTTTTTCAAAAGCGGAGATAACCTCCGCTTTACACTAAACATAAGTATTATTTAAATAAGCCAAGCACTGCATTATTCAGTGCTTTGGCCTTATCAGCATCGATATAAGATGTGAGAATAGAGATGCCAATGACGGACACAACAGTAAGCGCAGAGACAGCTACAGCTGGAAGTGACAAAGCGACTGCGACTGTGCTAATCATGGCAGTAGTAATCCCTAACGCTACGGCGCCAGCAACACCACTGAGGTACATAGCTTCAACCTCAAACGCCAGCTTTTGCCAGTCCCCTGTGGTAACACCAGTAACAACACCGTCTCTGATTTTCTCGGCTTTAAGAAGTCGATCACCCCAAGTAAAGGCTTTCTCTAACCCTTTGAATCGGTCAGCTAGTGCTGACAAATCCATTTGTTTGAGGGCATTAGAAACGACTGTTTTATCCGCCTGACTTAACTTCATCTTTGGATTGTTAGCTAGTTCATTAATAGATGCCATAGCATCATTAAAACTGCGGAGTTTCTTACCCTGGAAGTTTTTTATATTGTCAGCAGCTTCTTTCGCCAGAGTGTTGTATTTATCACCTAATTTCCCGCTAAGAGTTTTACCAGAGTCAGTAATAATTCCCGATGTAGTATCGATTACCGATGCCTGACTTTCGTTGAGAAGGTAAAGTTTAACAACGGCAATAGCCTGATCCTTCATGCTATGCTCAGGTTTATTTGCGCCGCCATCGACATAAGCTGTAGTAAAAGAGTCTTTTTTACGGTTATACAGGACATTGTATTTTTCTTTTCCGAAGCTAACCGAATAAGTATCTACATCACCTGAGCTATAAGATTTCCCAACTACAGGGCTACCTAAAGAACCTGTACCGCTTGTTTTCCAGTTCTGAATATTAGCCTTGAACTTTCCTGCTTTATCTCTGTTAGCTCTGATAATTGATTCTGCATCTTTATCACTGCCCCAAGGTGCTCCAATATAATCTGGGTTGAGCGGATTGCAAAGATAAAGCTGAATTAAAACACGGTCATTCAACTTCAACATACTAGTTGCACCTTCATAGCTAGTACCACCGTATTTACCAGAATAGCCAGCACCACCGTTGTTACCATTGCCACCACCCCAGCTAACATTACAGCTGTTATTACCACCACCTACGACAGTCAATGTTTCTTCAGGCATGTTAATCTCCTTGTGAGTTTTAAATTAGCTGTATAAACATACAGCCACTCAAAGGTAGCCCTAACCCTCCGGTGAGTCAAGCCAGCCATAATCCTAAATTATGTTAAAATATAATTACATAAAGATGGGTCATCGCCGTGTTTTGCCACCCCTTCCTAAAACCGACTGATCAGGTTGTGATCAGTTGGTTAAGTTAGCTGTAAAAACCCCTGTCGCCGTGACTGGTCACGGGGTAAAATCTCTATGTAATTTATTGACGTGCGTTGCTTTTTGGCGGTAAAGTTAGCCCGCTGCAGCAAAATCTGTAGCCGGGCGTAGGAACCCGATTAACCAAACGACGCACAGCACGCGCCAGCGTGTTTTTTTGTGTCTTTTGCCTGTACGCATCCAAATTATGGTGGCTCAGGCGGGGCAGCCGAAAGGCTGGCCGGTCTCGTTTGGTTCCGGTATTCCTACCCCCGTCTGGGCTACCACCCTCAAAAGAGCGTAGGAACTCTGGTGGTAGCACCTCTAACCAAACTGGAGTGCGCACCATGTTCAAATTCAGGTTCGCGGCGATCTGCCGTACCGATAAAAAATCCCATATCCATCATCTGTCCACTATCGCCTCATCCGAGCACGAAGCCCGTCGCCAGTTCGCCAGCCGTTTTGTTCTCGTTCTGTCAGCCCGTATCCGGGTTAGCGGGGTGGCCGCATGAATCAGGTGCAGTTAAACACCCAGGGCCTGCTTGAATCGATTGAGGAGCGCCTAGCGCAGATAGAAGCGCTGGTTTCCTCCGCCCATCGGACGATCTCCAGTTACGAGGCCTCACTGTATATGCAGGAGGCGGCAGAATTACTCCAGGTTGCCCGTGAGCTGGTACAAGAGGCCCGAAGCTGTTCTTCCTCTCTGTCAGCGCAGCTGACCGCCAGGGAGGCCAAATGAACGCACTATCTGTTTTCTCGTTTCAGGAAAACCACCCCGTTCGGGTGGTTCTGGTTAATGGCGAACCGTGGTTTGTGGCTAAAGATATCTGTGATGCATTGAAACTAGTGAACTCACGAAAAGCATTGTCATCGCTTGATGATGATGAAAAAAATACCGTAACTTTAAGTGACGGTAATCGTGGGAATCCTAACATGTCCATTATTTCTGAGTCTGGCCTGTACACTCTGATCCTCCGCTGCCGCGATGCGGTGAAGCAGGGAACGACGGCCTGGCGGTTCCGCAAGTGGGTCACCAACGAGGTTCTGCCAGCTATTCGGAAAAGCGGTGAATACAGCTACGTCGAACCCGCGCCAAAAAGCGCCGGTGAACCATTGGACTGGCGGCAAAAGGAAGAATTACGCGGCCTGATAAACGATATAGCCCAAAGTTTTCGGTACCACAACGCATGGAAAAGTGGTGTATGGCTGGCGCTACGTCGCGCCTGCAGGAATCCATCCCCCAATCCGATTACGGTTGACGATCTCCCGGCCATCACTGCCGAGTTGCGCCGGATATTAACGTCGGCAGAAACCGCGCTGGACAATATGCGGACCTACGAGCGGGAATTTTTGCGTGAGGTGGTTCGTGGGGCGCGTCGGAGTGTGTCGCGAGAGGAATTATCAATCATCGACCTTGGCTCAGAGGTGGAGAAGGTGCTGCCAGCGCATTTCGAGCTGGCCATCAATAAACTGGAGGCCTTATCCACAAAATTAGAGGCTCCTGCCGTCTCTTCCTGATTTTGTAGGGCTGGATACTGGAAAGGCCACAGGCGATAACCTGTGGCCTTTTTGTCACTTGAAGTAGGCACTCCAGGCAGATTGCATTGCCTCTACCCGATTACCGGCGGCACCAGACCAGGCGTAATGACGGCCATCGAATTCAAACTCCACCATGTAGGTACCATCGCCATTATCCCTCGGCGCTTTAAAGTTTGGCTTGGCAGGATGTTTCTCTTCCTGCTCAGCCTCCTCGGCCTCTTCAGCGCCGTCCACTTCCTCCAGTTCCTCTCCTTCGCTTTCGTCTACTTCGATCTCATCGTCATCCAGCGTTTCATCTTCCTGGTCTCCGTCATCGAGATCGGCATCGTCGATGGGCTCAAGAATTTCTTCATCAGGCAGGACTATTGCAGGCGCCTCGTCCTTCAGTTGCCACTGCCCATTTTCACCGACGAACTGGCCCAATGCATCGGCGGCAAACTCCAGGTAGCGAGGAATCAGCCTGGTACTGAAGTTAAATGGTCGCAGGGTACTGTTTGTGATCTTTATCGATGGGTCCTGCTCCACCAGCTGCTTCACGGTTTCATGAATACGAACCCCGGCGTCGCCTTTGGCGAAATCTGGCATCATGCTATCCAGCTTTTGCAGCGCTGCCAGCCGGGTATTTTCCTCGCCAACATGTGGACGCCAGGTTCTGGAGAAGTTTGCCAGTTTAAACTGCTTATAGTGCAGCTGGGTGTTTTCATCGTCATGACCGAGAATCTCCATGAAGAAAACGTCCTCATCGACATTCTTCCACCGTGGGTCAACGCGGAAAAACATTTCATAGGCAATGCGGGCGTAAATAGCGCGGCTATCTTTATAAACGCGGCGGTCATCGCCTAAGAATTTTTTTACCCACGGATTAAACGCTGTCGCTAGAATAGCGTTAATACGACCATTTTCAGAGCGAGTATCATTTTCCCCATACCCTTTAACCACTTCATCAAAATCCGCAGCAGCAGGGCAGGAGCGAAGTTGGTTAACCAGACTCACAAATAAATCAGCGTCGCAAAGAGTATATATTTTTCTTGATACACCTTTATCTTCTGAGCGTTTTTTAGCTTGCCCTAAGAATGTTACTGTATATTTACCTGCGACGGAAAATTCACCCTGAAGCATGATTTCAATCATTCGTCGACCAGATAGCGCCGCAAGCGCGAACGCTAGAGGGGCCATACCACGACGGGTGGTTAAATCAAACGAAGATATGGGTTTATTGATTATATCGTAGATAGCCTGCATATAGCGCGGATAGTCAATCACAACCACGTTGCGCTTTTTCTCGCTGAGTATGTTGGCCCAGCGCTGCTGGATGGAGGTTCGCTCTGCAGAGCTAAGCTGCAAGTGATAGAGGACCTCATGGTTTACTTTCAGATTATTTAAATCTTCCAGAAGCGAAGAGCCTTGCTGGAAGAGTTTATAAAGATAATCTCGCTTTTCCTTCCAATCATCACTGTTTAAATCACTAATAGCAAATTGCCATTCTGGATATTTATTGGCAAGTTTGGCTAACTTTGTATCGCTATTTTTCGCACCGATTTTTATATTTGATAAATCTTCTGCCAATGGCATTATTTCTTTTAGCTTGGTTTGCAGGGCTGACATATTTTGTCGAATTGATGCCGCAGGCATAGAAAGCCATGAGGATAATTCCTCACTGTATAAGGGATACTTTTCGGATAATTTTATTACGTTTTTTTCAAAGTTATGATGTAATTTATCATCAAATCTTTTCCTTGCCCGGCTCATATAGGCATTGAAAGTATTAGCCGAAATCCTTTTTTCTAAGCTTTTTCCGCGAAACTTTCTTTTATCATTAAATAATGCATTCTTATATTTTATAGCTGCGGCTTTAATTTTCTTTGTTTTTTCGCCTTGTGGACGATCCGAGGCGTCGATTGCCTCAACCTCGTTCACAAGCGAATTGATTAGCTCACCAATCTTCACCTTACGCATGGTCTATCTCCTGTTCTCGCCCTTAATAATCATAACACAAACTGAGAAACATCACACAATCAAAGCGCAATCCCACACTATGATTATCATAACACAATTACACAAATACAACATAACACTATTGCAATTCATATTCAAATCAATGTGTGACTGTGTTACGATAATCAGCACACAATAACCCATTATACGCGCGTATAATGGGCTATTGTGTGCTGATATGTAGCGCCGTTGTGTTATGATGCTTGATTATGTTCTCTGAATTGGTTACGATGCCAATTGTTGTGATTAACCTATGACTGCAATTGTGTTATGATGTGAGTTTTTGTGATCAAGTTAAGGAATGGGGAAGCCTAAATTTTTCTTTGTGTTTATGTTGTCTGATAGTGTTACGTTGTTGTGGTCTATTTATCGGTTGATGTCCTTTAAATAAAAAGGGCCTCGAAAGCAGTCTGTTATCTTCCGATAGAGTTGAAGACAGATAACAACTTTATCTATAAAAAACATAAAGTTAGGTTTTACACTTCTTCTTCTAACTTACCTTCTACTCATAATGCATTGGCTAAGCACGCTAAAAGCCTGTTTCTGTTGGTTAAATCATAAACTTTGCTTTTTATCATCAACTTTGCGTTTTTTACGTTGCTTTGCGTTAAATACATAAAGTACGATAAAAAACATAAAGGAAAATTACTCCTCAAGGGGGATTGGAATGTCGCTTATTAATTTACTGCATGAATGTATCAGCCGCGGGCAGGAGATGACGCAGGCCATTGCTATAGCTCAATTTGGTGATGATAGCCCCGAGGCTCGCCGTATCACTCGTCGCTGGGGGATAACCGAGGTTGCTGATTTAATCGGCGTTTCGCCGCAAGCAATTAGGGATGCTGAAAAAAATGGGCGACTACCACCACCTGATTTTGAGTTACGCGGTCGCGTTGAACGTCGCGCCGGCTATACCATCGACCAGATTAGCCATATGCGCAGCATTTTCGGCAATCCGAATCAACGGCCTGCAGACAAAAATCCAGCTGTGTTAGCTGTTATGTCGCACAAAGGCGGCGTTTATAAAACCTCATCTGCAGTGCATGAAGCTCAATGGTTAGCTCTGCAAGGTCACCGAGTGCTACTCATTGAAGGTAACGATCCGCAAGGGACCGCCTCGATGTATCACGGCTATGTACCGGATTTACACATCCATGCCGAGGATACTTTGCTCCCGTTTTACCTTGGTGAGCGTGATAATGCGGAATACGCTATAAAACCGACCTGCTGGCCAGGTCTGGACATTATCCCCAGCTGCCTGGCGCTGCACCGTATCGAAACGGATCTGATGCAATACCATGCCCAAGGAAAACTACCTCATCCTCCGCATCTGATGCTACGGGCCGCTATCGAATCCGTATGGGATAACTATGACATCATCGTCATTGATAGCGCTCCAAACTTAGGGACAGGTACGATTAATGTTGTTTGCGCAGCCGATATTATCGTCGTGGCTACCCCTGCAGAGCTATTTGATTATTCATCCGTTCTGCAGTTCTTCACCATGCTTCTGGACCTTCTTAAAACCGTTGATTTAGGTGGTTTTGAGCCTGTTGTACGGCTGTTACTAACGAAATACAGTCTGACCACTGGCAATCAATCGCGCTGGATGGAAGAGCAAATCAGAAATACATGGGGATCGATGGTCCTGCGTCAGGTTGTCCGAGTGACGGATGAGGTAGGAAAGGGCCAAATAAAAATGCGCACAGTATTTGAACAGGCCGCGAACCAGCGTTCAACGCTTAATGCATGGCGAAATGCAGTCTCTATTTGGGAGCCTGTTTGCCAAGAAATTTTCGATGACTTGATTAAACCTCGTTGGGAGGACTAATTGTGAAACAGCGCTCTATTTTAAAAAATGCCCCCAACATCGACAGCATTATGAGCAAGACGCACCAGGCGCCCGCATCACAGCCTGTGTCACCGATGGTGGGTGATTTGCAACGCCAGCTTAGTTCATTATCGGGAAACAGTATTATGCTGCCTGTGTGTGGACGTAACGTTAACTTTAAGCTGGAAACTATCCCAGCGGATAAAGTTGAAATGGCGACGATGGTTTGGCTCGGTAATGAACGTGATCAAGACCTGCTCAACGAAACGTCCTTGGCCGATCTCGTTCCGTCATTCCTCACTTCGGGGCAGCAGAACCCGGCGTTCGCTCGCAAAACTGCAGGCATCATAGAGGTTGCTGATGGTTCTCGGCGCCGAAAAACAGCCATCATTACAGGTTGCGATTATCGCGTATTAGTCGGTGATCTCGATGACGAACAAATGCAGTGGCTCTCTCAAATCGGCAACGATTATCGACCAACAAGCGCATATGAGCGGGGGAAAAAATATCAGCGCCGCCTGAAAGATTTTGACGGCAGCGTAAAAGCTTTAGCTGAAGCAGAAGGGGTGGACCGCAATATCATAACCCGCTGCATCAACACAGCTGGCCTGCCTAAAGATATCATCGCCATTTTTCAACATCCTGGTGAGCTATCAGCCCGTGCGGGGCATGACTTGTTCAAGATATATCAGGGAAACGAGAAAGCTATGCTCGATGCGGCGCAGCAGCTGCTACGCATGAAGAAGCAGGGTGAAAAGTTCGAACCTATGCGGATCATCCAGGCATTACAGGATTTTATTAAGACCAATGCAAAAGATACACAAAAGACCGAAAAAGCATATGGTGAAGGGGTTGTTGCGAAATATAACGGTAATTACATTACCTTAAAATTTGATAACCGGAAGATTCCATCCAGCTTAATGAAAAAAATTGAGGCGTTGCTTGAGTCAGAGTTAGAAAAAAAATAAACCACATAAGAAAAAAGGCCCCTGCATTGCAGGGGCCTTTTATGTTCTGTTTTTTATTAGCGGCTAATCGTAGGGCAATCAGATCCCCTCCAGTACAGATATACGCCTTTCCAGTTCCTGATTTTTAACCAGTAAACCCTGCGCCACCGTAACCAGGTCAGCAATGATTGCCGTGTAATCCACATTCATCACCTTGAATTTTTCGCCATCAATCTCCTGCTCGATGCCGAGGAAAGTATACAGATCATCAGCTTTTTCAGCCTGCTGAGCGATAAAACCACGCCTCCGGCGCGTTTCCCCCTTCATCCGGTACTCACACACCCCTAAGCG